ATCTTAGTCCTAATTGCATTTCAGTCATTGTAATATTGATATGCTCATTAGCAGATACTAAATCTGTAGCACCTTCAACAAAGAAAGAATCTAATTGTTCTTCTCTGTGAGTAAATACAAAAGGCAATACACCTAGATTGTGTTCTACCTCTTCAAATACATCTCCATTCTCATCAAACTTGATACATCTTTCAGAATCCCAGTAAGCATATTTTAATTGTTCAGTATCTCCAATCTCTGCGTGTCCGTGCATCATTGGATAAACAATAGCTTCTGGCTTATAAGGGTTGTCGCCAAAGTATGGCTCAAAATAATAAATAGGACGATAATCAAATTTTTGTGATTCTTCATCATACATTACATAAGTAGCACACGTCCCAATAAGTCTAGTCATACGTTCCATTTGTTTCATACGAGCATTCTTCTTTTCAGTCATCTCGTCATATTTCTTGGTTACGTTTCTTTTAGCACCAATCGTATAAATTTTGGACATACGATTTACAAATTTCTTTACAATATTAGTATTGTAGTGAGGAATTTCTTGGAATGCGTCAGACTTAAAATAATCTTCTATATATTGATGAGTTAGTGAACCAGAATAATAGTCTAATGACTTTCTAACTTCTTCCCTTCTAGCTTTTGCTTGTTCTTCTTTAAAGTGCGTTAATGAATCTTGTATAATCTCTTGTGGTGTAAAAATCATTTGTTTTCCTATTATCGTGATATTCTTCCAATGAAGTTACTTCTAATTGGAAATCTATTCAATATAAAATATCTGAAAGCATCGCAACCGTGTTCATTGTATCCATCTTTGATAGGATTCTCTGAAATTGCCTTACCTTCTACTGCTTCTGGGAATCGATAGTTCTCAAAATCTTCTGCAATACCAACACATCTATTATCTACTTTTATTCTTCTTAATCCATCTGCATTTTCAAAAAAACCTCTACAATAACTTATACCACCTTGAATATTACGAGATAGTTTGTCCATACGATATTCCACGTAAATTCCGTGCTTTCTAAAGATATGAATATCCCCCATTCCAGATTGCCCTTGAACAAACGTACCAGCAGGATCGCCATAGTAAGTAATCACAGGATAATTCTTTTTCTTAATCATTTCTGCTAATTTATCAGTTGGTATATTTCGTTCGTGAATTATTTCATCAATAATATTAATATGCAAGTTTCCATCTTGTTTATACGTTTGAAACCACAATACTGATGGCATACGAAATCCAAAGTCCATTGAACAATAGGTTGGTAAGTCTGGATTGTAAGGAACATCTCCCATATCTTTTTGCCTATCGAATGGATATACTCGTCCTTCCATTGAAGTAAACTTTGCAGCAAACTCCTGGTCAAATAGTTCTTTGGACATATTACGTTTACGTTCTAATAAAAACTTATCTTTTTCTCCATCTGGAAATGCGTGTTCGTTTTCCCAACTTGGAGATTGCACACTACACCATTGCTCATCACTTTGTCCCAATAGAAATAAATCATATATCCAATTAAACCCTTCTGGCGTGGTAATAAATATAGCTTTACCTTTTCTGTCAATTAGCGTTGGAGATAAATACATATCCCAAATCTTTCTTGGCATTTTTGCAGCTTCATCAATAATTAATAAATCAACACCTTCCCCAACTAATGAATCAGGATTTTCACAAGACATACCTTCTACTGTTGTTCCCCATTTGAATTTTATATACTGCTCTTTTTCCGAAGCTCTATCAATATCGTTTCCTTTACCAGCTACCATATCTTTCCAAATCTCACGAAACATTAATCGTGATTTCTTGTAGGATAAGCCAACTAGCCATATTTTTTTATTAGGTTGTGCAGCGTAAAATTCTGCTTCTCGATATGCAGCAGTAGTTTTCCCATACCTTCTACCACAAATATTTACGAAGTAAGAAGCAGTATGCTTCTCTGGAAAATGCAACTTTCTTTGTCCTGCGTGTGGCACGTAATTCATAAAATCGAACCATTGCTGCTTGAAATCAAACTCTTTTATTTTTTTTGACATTTGAATTGTTCTTAATTTAATTCATAATTAACTTAAAGCCATATAATAATCCACTAAAGGAGTTAAAATGTCTGAAGAAATGCAGAATACAGCCGTAGAGGAAGCTGTAAAAGAACCTCAAGTCAATAAAGACGAAAAAAAGTTAGATCAAGCTGTTCCATACTCTCGATTTAATGAAGTTGTGAAAGAACGCAATGAATTAAAATCGAAAATGGAAAATATTAATCTCGAACAGGAAGAACAGCGTAAAAAAGTTTTAGAAGAGCAAGGGGAATATAAAACCCTACTTTCCGAAGAACAGAACAAGAATGCAGAATTGTCGAAGCAATTCGATGAAATATCTACTGCATTCAATGGATATGTTACAGAAGAAAGAAACGCCCTACTAAATCAAATTCCTGAAAGTAAGCGAGAAAAATTTGAGAAGGTAGAGGATTTAACACTTCTTCGAACTATTACTGAAGAGTTCAACCAGAAAGCTGGAGTTAATGTTGGCAACGTAGAAAACCAAGTCAATGTTCAAAAGTTTAAAGGAAACCCTTTTGGGAAAATGGATTCCAACACAGATCGAAGAAAAGGTCATAAAGACTTGTTAAGCCACTATCTTAAGAAAAAAAGATAAACTTAAATTCCTGAGGAGGAAAATAAAATGGCTGATGGAAATGTAACTCCAACAACGGCTGCCAATTTTATCCCAGAAATGTGGAGAGATGCAATTCTTGACTACGCTGAAAGAAAATTTCAGTTAAAAAATCAAGTATCTGACTTCTCATCTATGTTATCTGAAGGTGGCGACATTCTTCATATACCTAAGGTAACTGAAGAAACTGCAGCATCAAAAACAGCTGGTACTGCAGTAACATATACTAACAATACAGATGGTAAAGTTGACTTAACAGTCAATCAACATCACTACGAAGCTAAAAGAATCGATGACATCGTAAGAGTCCAAGAATCTGCTGACCTATTCAATGCTTATGCAAAGAGTATGGGTTATGCTTTAGCTAAAAAAGTAGAAAATTACATAGCAGTTGATATTATTCAAGCTGCTACTGGTAATGATGTAACCTTAAGTGCAGATAACACTATGACAACTGCACTATTAAGATCTGGTTTGCAAAAACTACTTGATGCAGGACACGATTATACAGACGGAGAAACTTTTATGTATGCTTCTCCAGCTGCATATATGTCTTTACTTTCTTTGGGCGACTTTAGTGAAGCTCAAAAGAGAGGAGATCAAGAAAATCCTAATGTGAGTGGTAAGATCATACAAGCTTATGGATTAAGCTTGTTCCCTTCTACTGACTGGGACGATGATGGTGGTTCAGGCGATGAATCTGCTTCTATCTTTAAGAAAGATTCAGTTTACTTCGCACAACAAATTGCTCCAAGAGTTCAAAGTTCTTATGACATTGATCACTTGGCGACATCTGTTGTAGCCGATGTATTATTCGGTGCTGTGTTATCACACGGAGCTAGTTCAACATCACTAGGTGTTGTGAACTTTAACAATCCGTAAGGATAGTTAATTGTGGGGGGGAATTTATTTCCCCCCACTATACAATTTAAAAGGGACATATATGGCTAATTATACTTCAACTCATACTGGAGCTGTAATTGATGCAGCAGTAACTAAAATAACTGCTACTTCTTCATCGGCTACCGAACTCAATTTATTAGATGGTGTTACTGCAACTACTGCCGAAATAAATATTTTAGATGGTGTTACATCAACTGCTGCAGAACTAAATATACTTGATGGAGTAACTTCTACAGCATCAGAATTAAATATTTTAGATGGTGTTACTGCGACAGCAGCAGAAATAAACTTATTAGATGGCTTAACTGCCACTACAACAGAATTGAATCTTATAGATGGCGTAACTGCAACAACAGCAGAAATCAACTACATTGATGGCGTTACATCTAATATACAAACACAATTAAATTTAAAAGCTCCAATAGCAGGAGCTACTTTTACAGGAACAACAACCTTTGCAACATTATCTGATGGAACAATAGCAGTTACTGCTTGGGTAGATGAAGATAATATGGCTTCTGATTCTGCAACATTGATTCCAACACAACAATCTGTTAAAGCGTATGTAGATACTACTGCTCAAACAACTGAAGAAGTTCAAGATATAGTAGGAGCAATGTTCTCAAGCAATACTGAATCTGGTATTACAGTTACTTACGAAGATGGAGATGGAACAATAGATTTAACAGTAGGTACTCTAAATCAAGATACTACTGGGAATGCAGCTACTGCAACAGCATTAGAAACTGCAAGAACAATTCACGGAGTTTCTTTTAATGGAAGTGCAAATATAGATTTATCTGAAGTTATTCAAGATACTGTCGGTGCTATGTTTAGTAGTAACACAGAAACAAATATTACTGCGACATACGAAGATTCTGATGGAACAATAGATCTTGTCGCTACTGGAGATGTATCGCTTGTTACTTCTTCTCACGATTATCTATCTATTAGTGGACAAGCTATTACGCTTGGAGAAGTAGATATTAGCGATGATACAAATTTAGCAGCAGGGACAAATATTTCTTTAAGTGGAGATACACTTAACGTAGATGATGCGTTTTTAATTAATAGTGGAAACGATACAACATCTGGAACAATTACAGCAGCAGGATTTACTACTACTGGAACATTGGCAGCAGGGTTAGCAGATATAGATGATGTTGTTATTAATGGAACAACAATCGGACACACAGACGATACAGATTTAATTACATTGGCAGATGGTAATGTAACGATAGCAGGAGAATTAGATTTAACTACTTTAGATGTATCTGGAGATGCAGATATAGATGGAACATTAGAAGCAGACGCTTATACTGTAGCAGGAACAGCATTGAACGAATATATTTCCGATACAGTAGGTGCGATGGTATCAAGTAATACTGAAAGTGGTATTACAGTAGCATATCAAGATGGCGATAATACTTTAGATTTTACAGTAGGAACACTTAACCAAGATACAACAGGGACTGCATCAAAAGTTACAGTAACAGATAGCACAGCAAATACAAACTTTCCAGTTGTGTTTCACGATGAAGGAACAGGAAATGTTTTATTAGATGATACTGGTGCATTGCGATATAATCCAAGCACAGGAGAATTATT